GACTTAGCGATAGGTGTAGCAGCTGTAGCTGTTACAGCTGGTGCTCTTGCACCTGCTCTTGTAGGAACTGCTGCTGCTCCTGGGTTAATAGGAGCGACTGCATTTAATATAGGAGTTGGGGCTGCTTTAGGTGCTACTACTGCTGGAGCTTTAGGTACTAACCCACTAACTGGAGCCTTACTGGGGGGTGCTACTGGTGGTTTCTTTGGACCAGCTGCTGCTGCAGGGACTGCAGGTACTGCTGTAAATGCTTTTACTACTACATTAATAGGAGGAGCAGGAGCACTTGCTCTTGATCTCATCACACCTAAAGCTCCAACCTTTGCAACTCCTGCTCAAGCTACTGGAGTAGTAGCACAGATTCAACAGCTTAACTTACAGCCTCTTAGTGTAACAGGTTCCGGTGGACCTAGTGCTAAGAGATCATTGGCTGAAGCAATAAGAAGAACCAAAGACCGTAAACTCACACAAGGTGATGTATCTGATCTTAGTGTAGATGTTTCATCTTTCTCACCCTATGGATTACAACTAGCATTCTAATAATATATGGCATCACATCCCGGTAGTACATTAAGTGGTATGCATGGTAACACTACCAGTAAACGCTACAGCTCTTTAGCACAAACAAGACAGAATTTCCTTGAAGTAGGTTGGAATGCTGCAGAGCTGACACTACCCTTTATACTACCAAGACACATAGGGATTAACCAAAAGCTTCAGACTCCTTACCAGGGTATAGGAGCAAGAGGTGTAAATAATCTTACCGCAAAATTATTACTTACTCTGTTCCCTCCTAATTCCCCGTTCTTTAAGTTTCAAATAGATGACTTTACCCTTGAAGAGTTACAGGCTCAACGTGCTCCTGTAGAAGAAGGACTGAACTCTATGGAGAGAGCAGTCATGGATGAGATAGAGTCAAGGTCCATGAGAGTTCCCCTTAATGAGTGCTTACGTCATCTCTTGATTACAGGTAATGCTGTAATACATGCTTCAAAAGATAACACACTTAGAGTATTTCATCTTGACCAATATGTATTAAGACGTGATCCACAAGGTACTGTCCTTGAGATTATCATCAAGGAAGCCATGAGCAGGGAACTGTTCAAAGATATCTTTGGTCATGCTCCACCAAATGAAAAGGGTAGTGCTACAGATAGTAACGAGAAAGAACTGGATCTCTATACTTGTGTCAAACGTAAAGATAAAAAGATATATGTACATCAAGAAGTAAATGACAAGAGAATTCCCAAAACTAATAGTACATTCCCTATTGAGAAGAACCCTTGGTTAGCCCTTAGATATAACTCTATTGATGGTGAAGACTATGGACGTGGGTTTGTTGAGGAGTACCTTGGGGATCTGCAAGCAGTAGAAGGATTAAGTCAAGCTATACTAGAGGGAACTGCGGCAGCAGCAAAGGTAATCTTCCTAGTCAAACCGGGTGGCATGACTAAGGCCCGGACCATTAGTAACGCTCCCAACTTGGCTGTACGTGCAGGAGTTGGTGATGACGTTAGTGTCATTCAAGTCGAGAAATTCAACGATTTCAGGGTGGCTAGGGAAACTCTTGAGTCCATTGAACGTAGACTGGCAGCTGCATTCTTACTTAACCAATCTGTACAGAGGGATGCAGAGCGAGTAACAGCTGAAGAGATACGTCTCATGGCAAATGAGCTAGAGACAAGTTTAGGAGGTATATATAGTCTCCTAAGTCATGAACTCCAGTTACCTCTAGTAAAGCGGATCATCTCTGTCCTAGAGAAGACAGAAAAACTACCTCAATTACCTGAGGGTGTAGTAGAACCTGTGATTATCACTGGGTTTGAAGCACTGGGGCGAGGTAATGATGCCAACAAATTAGCCACATTCTTACAAACTGCTACTCAGATCCTTGGACCTGAAGCAGTAATAGGTTATGTGAATACCAGTGATGTCCTCAAGAGGTTAGGTGTAGGATTTGGTATAGATATGAAAGGTCTCATCAAGACTGAGGAACAAGTTCAGCAAGAGCGTCAAGAGTTCCAACGGCAACAGCAACAGGCTGAGATGATGAAGGCTGCAACACCCAACGCAGTAACACAGGGTGGAGAAATGATAAGAGAGAATCGACAAGGAGCTAATCAGAGTGGGAACTAGAAATACAGAAAAGGAAGAGGCTGCTAAAGCTAAAGACAAAAGAACTCGTATAGTAACCAGCCAAAAAGAATTTAAAAATATAGAGGTGGTCAATAAGATTATCAAACAAGAGAAGGGATTACAGGAGCATAAGAATTCAATCCCTTGCACTAAAACTACAATTCAATTGCGTAACGGTACTATTAAAGAGACCTGGGGAGAACGCTACAACAACGGTATATAACTATGGCAGACAAGATGGTAGTACCCAATGATACAATAGATACGGCCTCTGAAGATGCTTATAATTTAGAGATGGCTGCTAAGGCTGAAGGGGCTGAAATTCAAACACAAGATGCACCCCCTTTAGCTCAGGATAAGTTTGGTGGTGACTACGATAAACTCATGCAGAGCTATAAGGAGCTTGAGAGAAAACAAAGTATCCCAGAAGCTCAACCTACTACAGGAGACCTTGAGATAGATCAGGCTCCTGAAGTAGCTGATGTTCCATTTGATATGGAAGGTATGCAAAACTATTACATGGAACATGGTCAATTGGATGATTCACATTATCAAACTCTTGAGAAGAATGGTATCAGTAAGATGTATGCTGATAGATTTATTGAAGGACAGAAAGCAATAGGTAAACAAATAGGTGATAGCGTTAAGATATCAGTAGGTGGTGAAGCTGAGTATAACAATATGAATGAATGGGCTGGAGCCAACTACACTCAAGATCAGATTATGGCTTACAACAAGGCTGTGAATAGTGGTGATATTAATACTGCTATCATGGCAGCTAAAGGTCTTAGGGCTGATTATGTAAACTCTGCAGGGAACGAAGGGATTACTTACAGTGGAACACAAGCTGCACCTGAGGGTGAAGGTGATGTGTTCAGAAGTAATGCTGAGGTTACTACTGCAATGAAAGATCCAAAGTATGAACATGATCATGCCTATAGACAAGATGTACAAGACAAACTTGAACGCTCTAATGTGTTCAAGGGTGGAGTAGTATAACAATAGGTTATTTAGATAGTAAACACTAGCCCTCTGAGGAGGATAACTCGTAGTTGAAGACTAGATAATAGTAACAGGTAGTTATTATTAATCTAAAACTAGGAGATTGCTATGTCAGTTACTGACACTACTGCCCCAGTCCTAACTATGACTAGGACAGGCCAAGCGAACTCTGCTGGTGATTCCTCTGCATTATTTCTGCAAGTCTATGCAGGAGAAGTGCTCACAGCTTTTGAGCAAGCTAGTGTTACGATGGATAAGCACGTTATTCGTTCTATTTCATCTGGTATTTCTGCACAATTCCCGCTTGTTTGGAAAACTGATGCCATTGAATATGCTTATATCAATGGTAGTGGTAACACAGGAACCACTGGTGTGCAACTTGATGGTACTATCATTCATAAGAATGAGAAGGTCATCACAATTGATGGTTTGTTAATTGCAGATCACTTTGTCAATAATCTTGATGAAGCTATGTCTCACTTTGAAGTCCGTAGCATCTATGCTAAAGAAGCTGGTATTGCTCTTGGAACTCAATGGGATAAAAACGTATTACAAGAAGGCGTACTTGGTGCTCGTAGTGCTACTCTCGTTACTACTGGTAACGGTGGTACTGTACTTACGAATGCCTCTTATTCCACTTCAGGTTCAACTTTAGGCTCCGGTCTGTTTGACGCTGCTGAGAATCTGGACGAGGCTAATGTACCTGAGAATGACCGCTATATGTACGTGCGTCCTGCTCAGTATTACCTCATGGCTGAAACCACTGATCTCATTAATCGGGATTGGGGTGGACGTGGAGTATTCGCTGAAGGTGAAGTTATGAAGGTTGCTGGTATTCATATCATCAAAACTAATAACCTCCCGATCACAAATATCTCTGATTCTACTGGAGTCTCAACTCATGAAGCTAACTTCTCTACTACTAAGGCTCTTGTTATGCATAAGTCTGCAGTAGCTACAGTTAAACTCTTGAATCTTGCAGTGGAAACTGAGTATTTAATTATGAACCAAGGTTGGATCATCGTAGCTAAGTATGCAATGGGACATAGTTTCATTCGTCCTGAAGCTTGCGTTGAACTGAAAACCTCTTAAACTAAAGGAGAAACACAATGGTTGATATAGCTAGTGTAGCTGATCCTTTAGCGGTTGCTGCTAATACAGTAACCAATGTATCTCTTGAGCGTGTTGAAGCTGACAATGCTACAGTTGGTACAACTTATGAGATGCTTTCTAACATCGATGCTACACCTACGTTTATTGATATCGTGGGTACAACTGCTGGTTTAGGTATTGAAGCAGACAGTGCATCTACTAAGGATGATGGCTCTCCTGCTGGAGTAGGAGCTCAAGAAGTCAAGATCTATGGTCTTGATGCTAACTGGGCAATCCAAACGGATACCATTACTCTAGATGGTACTACATCTACGACTGCTACCACCAACAAGTATGCTTTTGTCAATAAGGCAGAAGTAACTGCTGCTGGTAGTGAGCTTGATGCAGCTGGCGTAATTACTATCCAGAGTACCGCTGGTACTTTAGGTAAAATTGATGCTGCGCAGTGGAGAATGCAGAACTGTGTATGGCAGGTTCCAGCTGGACATACTGGTTATGTTCATGGATTCTGGTTTTATGTTCTTCCTCTTGCTGCTCCAGTTGGTCAGTGTGTTTTCCGTCTTGCTGTTCATCACTATGGAGTAATGGGTGACGTTAGTTCTAACATCCAGTACACAAACATTTGTGAAGTAACAGTTGATGAAGGAGACTCTGGTGTAGCTGTTAACGAGGCTCGTGGTGGATATGGAACAGGGTACTTTCAATTCCCTGGTAACGTACCTATCGTGATTCCTGGTAAAGATATTGTTACACTACAGGCTAAAGCAATGAGTACTGCTGTAGCTGTTAGTGGTGGATTCAATATTATGATCCAAGGCACAGGTGCAGGTACTGTGACAACGGATAGCTAAAGGATATAAGGGGTGCTATCATAGACCCCTTCCTTAATAATAATTTATAAGGAGGAGATAACCGATGGTTGACACGTCTAGAACAGTCAGCGACCTAACGAGTAACCTGTTCCAAGACAGTCAGGCAGCAGGATCAATTACTCCACAAGATGTACGAGACTTAGTTGAGTCTACTCAAGGTAAACAAGGTAGTATCTATATAAGTACCGCTGCTGCTACTACTATTGCAGGACAAGCTAATGTAACTGCTTCCAGTCTTACCAATATGGTAGCTATTGAAACAGCCGCTACATTCACACTCAGTACTAGCCCTACGGCTAATGAGTTTGATATGAATACTGATGGGCAACTCAGGTATACAGGGACACCTACGATTAATGTGTTCTTTGTAGCAAGCTTTGGTCTTGAAATAGTAACATCTGGTACAAGCAAAGAGTTTGTTATGGCTGTTACCAAGGGTGGAACTATAATTACTGGTGCTAAGATGGTAGGATTTTCACCAGCCACTACAGTTAACTCTGTACCTATATCAGTATCTGGTTTTGCCTCAATGGCAACCAATGATTATCTTAATGTCTTTATTGGCAATGTAGATGATACTAATAATATTACTGCCCGTATGGGGCAACTAACTGCATTTGGATTGATGACTTAATAAAATGGGATTCATGGTACTAACACCTGTTGATGAACTACAAGCAGTTAACATTCTTCTTGCAGCTATAGGTGAAGCTGCTGTATCTAGTCTAACAGAAGCTACTACTGTAGAAGTAACACAAGCTAAAACACTTCTATCTAATACCAATAGATCAATACAACAGAAGGGTTGGCACTTTAATACAGAGTGGGATGTAGTATACACCAGGGATAGTGATAATAATATTCCTATTGGTACTAACATCTTGTCAGCTTACCAGTTTAATACTCTAATGACCATACGTGGTAAAGGTGATGGTACAGGTAATCTATTCTTTTATGATCTAAAAGATAATACTTTTGTATGGACTGGAAGTCTTAACAAGGTTATACAGATTAGTCTGATTGACTTTATAGATACACCACAGACCTTCAGACAATATGTAACCATAAGAGCAGCTAGAATATTTCAAGAAGAAACTATAGGACAGAACTCAGCTGAAATAATCAATAGCAAGGAGGAAGCTGAAGCTTATGCTGATCTACTTGATGATGATGCTAATGTAGCAGGTCTTAATGTAGGTTGGAATGATAACAATATGTTTAGGATCACCAAGCTAAACAGAAACTTTAGGTAGGTAATGAATGCCTCTAATAACTGAGCAGATTAGCAACTTAATTAATGGGGTGTCACAACAGCCTCCTAGTTTAAGACTAGCTTCTCAGTGTGAAGAACAAGAGAATGGACTCTCTACTATAGCTGAAGGTGTCAAGAAGAGACCTCCTTTAGAGCATGTAACCAAGATAAATAATAAAACCGATACAGATGCTAAAGTTCATTTTATCAATAGGGACCCTGATGAAAGATATGTGGTCACTATTTCTAGTGCTCAGTTTGATGCTGATTTCGATGATTCTTTCACTAGGGCAGAGCTTGAAGTTACCCACCTATTTAATGATATTGATCCTTGGGACCCTTCTTTTGATGCCCGCTTTGGTTCTGTATTTAATACCCGTTCTGTAGCAGATAGCTCCAACTCATATCTTCAAACCAAGGATGCTAGAGATAATCTAAGATTATTTACTGTAGCTGACTTCACGTTTATTCTTAATAAAGGCACTACGACTGCTAAGAGTGGCACTCTAGGAGCTACAAGAAACCCTGAGGGCATTGTATTTATAAAGCAAGCTTCCAGCGGTACTACATTTAAAGTTTTCTTAAATGGGACCTCAGTGGGTACTATCACAGCTTCTGCTAATTCTGATACTTTGGTTACTAATGTAGCTACTGCTATGGATACTGTATCGGGGTTTACAATCACTAAATTTGGTAGTTCTAATGTACATGTCACAAGAGGTGATGGAGCGGATTTTACACTCCACGCTGAGGCTCCTGAAGCCAATATGGTCGCTATCAAGGATAGCACCGAGTCCTTTACTGATCTCCCTGCTAGAACTAAAGACGGTTTTACTATTAAGATCACAGGAGATCCAGGCAGTGCAACAGATGACTACTGGATACAACACTTCAACCAGTCAGATGAAGACATAGGGGAGTGGATAGAGACAGTAGAACCTGGGTTAGCTAATAGTATAGATGCTAGTACTATGCCTATTCAACTGGTACGTGGTGCTGCTGATCCTTGGCCTGAAGACTTTTCAGTTGATTTTGGTAATAATGATTTTACTATCTCTCAGATAGATTGGGTAGATAGACTGATTGGTGATATAGTCACTGCACCTGATCCTACTTTTATAGACCAGAAGATAAACGATATGTTCTTCCATAAGAACAGACTTGGTTTTCTAGCTGGTGAGAACATTATACTGTCAGAACTTGGAGAAGCCTTTAACTACTATTCTACTACTGCTACTGATTTACTTGATACAGATGTAGTAGATCTTGCAGCACCTACTAATAACGTAAGTATTCTTTATAATGCTGTACCTTTCAATGAAAATCTACTGATATTCAGTGACTTCGCTCAGTTTCAACTATCTGAGTTTGCAGCAGGAGGTTTAACTCCTACCAATGCCAAGCTCTCCTTAGTAACTGAGTATGAACATGACAAGCTGGTACAGCCTGTAGTAAACGGAAGAAAGGTTTACTTCTCCGATGAGAATGATGGCTTCTCGGTTCTTAGGGAGTTCGGCATAGTAGAAGATCTCCAAGAAGAGACAGCTGAGAATGTAACCTCACATATACCCAGTTATATACAAGGTAAAGGCTTTGAGATCATCAAGCATGATGAGTTTCTCTTTGTCTTGTCAGATCAGAACCTGAATGAAGTCTTTGTATATAAGTTCCTCTTCCAAGAGGGACAGAAGAGACTCAGTTCATGGTCTAAGTGGGTATTCAAG